CACCTAGAAGCCCCCCGCAAACACGCAAAAAGCGAATGCGCCGCAATCAATTACCCCAGTTGGATGATAGGCAACTATCCAGAACTACGGGGATTAATAGTTTCTAAAACCGCGGACCTCGCAGAAGCCACCGTGGGAACAGTACGCAAAAGAATAGAAAGCGACCCCCGATATCACGATGTCTTTGGAAACTTGAAACCTGAAGCTCCACAAAAATGGACAGACAGCGAGTTCTTTGTTGACCGCAAAACCATAAGCAAGTTTCCTACCCTTCGCGGCGTTGGACTCGGAGGCTCACTCACAGGTTACGGCTTCGACTACATCATAGCCGACGACATCATAGACGAAGAAAACGTAAGAACTACCCTGCAATTTGAACGCGCAGATACATGGTTCTTTAAAGTATTACTCCCTACACTTTTCCCCTGGGGAGGCACTTTTGTGTTAGGTACACGTTGGCATTACGCCGACTTGTACGGTTCCCTCATAGCATCTGAAAGTGAAGGCGGTAAAAACTGGCAATATAAAATATATAAAGCCATACAGAACCCCAACGAAATCGAAGCTGGAGCGCAACCATTAGTTTTATGGCCTCAAGTATGGTCTTATAAACGGTTGATGCAGAAAAAGAAAGAAGTAGGAAGTATCGTTTTCAGTTGCCAATACCAGAACGATCCTACTGCTATGGAAGGCAATCTGTTAAAGGCAAGTTGGCTTCACGCTTGGAACGAATCAAACCCCAACTTCAACCCCCCACCTAACCTACCAATCTACGCAGGCATAGACCCCTCACTAGGAGAATCAGACTACTTCGGCATCGCCACATTAGCTTACGACGCAAGAATCAACCAAGCATACCTCTTAGATGTTTGGGCTGAACACATGCCTTTCCCCACAATCATAAAACAAGTATTCCCACAACTCAACAGTAAATATCATTATCAGAAAGTTTTTATGGAAACCAACTTCTGGCAAAAACTCTTAACTAAAATGCCAGAGTTGCAAGGCTACCCCATAGTGCCTGTACAGACAGTGAAGAATAAGGAAGAACGATTTATTCCCATGAGCAGCCACTTCGAAAGTAAAAGAGTGTTGGTTAATCCTTTATTGCTTAATCATAGTGAGTTCTGGACGGAATGGGTACAGTTTCCCCGAGGACAACACGACGACGCAGTTGATTGTGTAGAGTTGGTTGTTTCCAAAATTGTTGGTTCAGGTCCGAAAGCTAATCCGAGTTTCCTCTTAGGATAGAAACACAATGACAAACGACATCACAGTTAAAACCACTAAAGGCGGCGGTTTACTTATTGGAAAATCCGATTCACAAACTACAGGAGACACCCAAAACGCCACAGTATCCACATCAACAGATACCAGTTACCGAAGCCCCATTTCAGATGAAGACCGCAAACTCGCATCAGAACGCGAACCAATCGCTATCCTCTTAACTTACGGTATGGCGGGAGATGTAGTGGAAAAATGGTTCCACATAGACGACCCCGACACTGAAGAAGCCGACCCCGCACTTGACCGATTGGTGCAGAATGAGCTTTCTAAACTGAAATATAGAACAAAACTCAAGCAGTTGTTAACGCAGAAACTTATCTATAAATGGAGTCTCTTAGTTGGCGCATTTACTGATACAAAGGTTCAGGCGGATTTAAAGAAACCCCTGGCTGTGGGTAGTGATCTTAAGCAACTTCAAGTTTACAACCGTACCAATGTGCGAATTGTAGAAAAAGACTTAAACCCCATGAGTCTACGGTATGGCAAACCAGTAATATACGAGTTAAACCGGGGCAACGGTATTTTAACAGAAATCCATTATACCCGATGCTGTAAGTTTCCCGATGAAGAATGTGATGAACAATCAGTTTTAGACGGCATCTGGAATGATATGAATTGGGGCGCAAACATCCGATATGGCGCTGCCATGTATATGGATCGCGTCGGTATAGGGTTTCCTGTGTTTGAGTTTCCCGAAGGAACCACCCTTACGGAGTTAACATCTTTTGATAGTCAAATTCCGAGTATAATGAGTAAATCCCGTATCTGTATTGCACAGAATAGTCCTACGGCTAATACGGGTATGAAGTTTCATTTTGAAGGCGCAGCGGGAAGTGTTATTGATCCGACGCCGTTTTTTAAAACTAACGATGAACAAATCAGTAAAGCTACAGGTATCCCCCAGCCTTCCTTAGTTGGTGCACAGGCGGGCGCGGTGACTGGCAGCGAAGTAAACATGCAAGGCAAATACAAAGTTGTATCCCGCTACCAAGCCGAATTAGAAGACGTTAACCGCTGGACAATTGACCGCTTAGCCGAGTCAGGACAGATTGGATTAGTTGCCAGCGGCACCGCAACCGATAAACTAAAAGCTGTTCTCGCTAGGGTTTTCGGTAAAGATTACCGCCATAAAACTGCGCAGACTTATAATGTTACGTGGAATAGCGCGTTTGAGTTATCAGAAAAAGATGAGGCGCAAATCGAGTTTACCCATGCACAAACCAGAGAGAAACAACTGGGTTGGATGTCTAAGGATGAGGTGCGTGCTGAAGAAGGCTTAGACCCGTTGCCAGATGGGGCGGGGGAATGGAAAGATCAATCTGAGTTTGGCGGCGAACAGTTTTTAGTTCAATCTAAACAGAGATTAAAATCTAAAGAAAACACTAAAGAAGAAAAAGATAATTTAGGATTAAGTATAGATGCTGAAACCCCTGAAGGCACTTGGGTTACTATACGGGGAACACATATTTTGATTAAAGAAGGCGAATCAGTATCTACTGCGTTTCAACGTACAACTGGAAAAAAACTAACAGATTTTGAAAATAAACTATATGAAAAAAAATTTACTGCTGAAAAAGAAAATAAGATATTTGAAAAAAATTATAAAGAGAACACGGTCTCTGGAAATAGAGAAGAACTTAATACGTTTTATGAAACTGTCGGTGAAGGTGGCGAAGAAGGATATGATCCAAATGGAAATATTCTTTCACCAAGTAAAACTGAAACTACTGGATTTCAAAGAAATAGCACTCCTAATGCAGCACAATTTAGTGAAAATAAACAGACGTTTAAAATGCAATATAATACCCTATCAGAACAAAATAAAAGTATTATTCGTACTGAGTTAGGCTGGAAAGAAGGTCAGCATTTTGATATGGTAATGAAAGGTCGTGAAAATGCAACTGAAGACGAATTTAAAAAATGGTTTGGAATTGTAAAAACTAAAACTTTTGTTTGGCAACCTTAAAGGTTGGCTTTTTAATGCAGAGTAATATTCAGCAAATAATAAAGATGGCTAAAATAGTTCAAGCGGTAATTGACCGTAGTTGGATACCTGAAGCGTACCAAGGTAACCGTTACTTTAGCCAAGCTGACCTATGGATATACATACCTCATTATGATGTTAAACTCTGTGAGGAATGTGGGCAGTTTGCGCTTGGAGTCCCCTTTATTTCTGGACGGCAACTGAGAAGCAGTTTTCCAGACATGGAAATTGTCGATGAGAACACAATCAACGCCAACGTGCACCCAAATTGCCGATGTCAATTAATTCGTGAAGGCACCGAGTCACCTAAAGATGTGCTAACTAAGGAAGAAGTTAAACAGGCATTTATAACTGGAGAAATATAGGTAATGAGCCAAAAAGAAACAGATGAATTAAACAATAGTACCTTAACCCATAGTATCGGTTTCGATAAATCTTCACTTGACGGAAAAGTGATAGTTGACGACGCCGAACTTTTAGGGTACCCCACAATCATAGCCTCCGAAATTGTACAGCAATACGAAGACGGCTACGCTTACAAATCCGCTGAAGCACTCCAGAAAATGGCTGACTCCGCAAAACGCAGCAAAATAAGACCCGTAAAAATCTTAGAACACCCAGGAGCCGACACAAACTATTTACTCTTAAAAGACTCCGACCAATATGGATATGTAACTAACTTTCAATTTGTCAATAACTTAATAGATGAAAAAACAAAGCGCCCCTGCCGCCGCGGTGTTAAAGCAGATGTTTACTGGTATAAAGACCGCGTGCCACAACAAACCTTGGACGCTATTAAAAAAGGCGAAATGCTTGATGTCTCCATAGGCTTCACCTTCGATAAAGAACCAGTTGCAGGCACGTTTGAGGGACAACATTATGATTATAAACAAACGAACATTTTTCTTGACCATTTAGCTGCCCCTATCCCCGCAGGCAGATGCCCTGGTCCATTATGTGGTATCGGGTATGATTCATCTAAGATTCAGGTGGATGCTAAGGTGATGTCTGTTTGCCCTGTTTGTAGCCACATGAACCAAGTCGGGTGGGGTGAAGCGGGAAAGCGATTGTATGCAGCGTATGGTCCTGATGTGTTGGAAGTTATTGATTCAGGATACAAACCAATCATTGAAGCACCTAAAACCAGTGTAGATGAAGACTTCATTAAAGCCTTCAAAACATTAGAAGCCAAACTTCAACAGTAATTTTTTGTTCACCCTTCATAGGCGATTCTCGTTTTTCAGTTTAGAGACTAAACAAACTGTTCACCATATCCCTGTGACTAAAGACGGATTGAATGAATCTAAAGGATTCACCACAAAAAAACTAAGGACATGAAAACATGGATAAAAAAGAATTAATCTCAGCCCTAGTCAAATCGGGCATGACAGAAACAGACGCAGCAGCCGCCCTCCAAAGCCAAGTAAGCACCGACGCAGATTTAATGCGTAAAATCCACATGCAAGACGCAGAAATCGAAAACTACAAAAACAAAGTTAAACAAGCCACCGACCTCTTTAACCGCGTTAACCAAGAAAGAGACGCCGCGGAACAAGCCGAAAAACAGCGCCTCATAAAAGAAATCAGCATCGACAGCGCGTGGACAGTTGACCAATTAACTGCTAAAGACTTAAAAACTCTTCAAGAAATCAACACTACCCTAAAATTGAATAATAATAAAACTTTTGCTTCTGTCGCCGCGGACATCGCTGAGTTAGAAAAAAAGAAAGCCCCCCTATTTACAGTTGGAGCATGGGACTCTAAAACCCAAACCTACAAAGGCGGAATAACAGTATGACCGACATTAAAAATTCGGGCGTAGTTAAACCCGCAGGCAAAGTAGTTTTTGACAGCATCGGCGCACATCATCAAGTTCTCTATGTTGAATCAGGAACCACAATGTATCCTGGCGGGCTAGTAATTCAGGGCACGGACGACAAAGACATCTCAACCTGTGGCGCAGGCGGAGAAGGCTTTGGCTGGTTAGGCTATGAAGATACATTAAAGAAATATCGCCCCGCAACCATCGATACCCTCTATGTAACAGGTGATTGGGCAGACGTAGTAAACGGCCCCGGAATTGTTGTTCGCGCAAGAATCGCTAATGGACAAAACATTCCAAAAGGCACACGATTAGTTGCTACAGCAGCAGGCGAATTAATTGCGGCTTCAACAGCAGCACCCCCATCAGGTACCGTAGCAGTTGTTTCGACAGGCGCACAACCAGTAGCAGCAGGTCCACTTTCAACACAAGGCATTGTCGTTGCAATCGCATATGAATCGATAGATGCGTCAGGCGGCGCAACCGCGGGACTCGTAACGAGCCTAATCTAGGAGACATAGAAAATGCAAACTTTAAGAAATATCGGAACAGCAGACAACCAATTAACCACAGAGCAAGGCTTAACAATCAGAAACGCAGCCGTTAGCGCAGCACAACGCGCATTCGTCGGACGCAAACTATTCGGTAACTCAATACTGAAAATCGATAGTGGCGCACAAACCTTCGGATACGACACCCTCGCAGAAGTTTCAGCCGCATCACTAGAGTTCGGCTGGCCCGGCAGACTAAACATGGATATACTGAACCTAACACGTAGCACTGTAGCTATACCTAACTTGCATAAAGAAACCGAAATCAACAAACTTGATCTTGCAGCTTCCCGCGCTTCAGGTACACCTTTGAATACTTCAAACATCGCCAAAATCGCTTACCAAGTAGCATACCTTGAAGATTCGATGTTGATTAATGGTTTCGCAGCAAACGGCACAACTTATAGCGTGAAAGGACTTTACCAAACTGGTAAAGCAAGCGGCAACTATGATACCACAGGCTACGTTTGGAGTACACCTGCAAACATCCCTACTGTTATGCAGGCAAACTTGGCGCTTCTCTTAGCAGACAACATTCAACCACCCTACAACCTAACCATAAACCCCACACAATGGATGCAAGCATTCGCCTTCATCGGCACAACCGCAGTTACATATCAAATGTGGCTTAAAGAAGCAATGCAAGGCGGCGATATCTTTGTTACCCCAGCAATCACTGCAGGCAGCCTTATGGTAACCGCAGCTAACCCCGAAGGCAAATTCGAATATGTACTCGCTGAAGACGTTACAACACAGACAGAAATCGAAAGCGTTAAAGACGGCGAAGGATTGTTTGCGAAGGTTTACGAGCGTGGTTTGCCAGTAGTGTATGACGCAAACGCGATTTGCGCAACTGACGACTTAACCTAAACTTTCCCTTTCTTTCTTTTTTTGGAGATGAATTAAATGGTTAAAAAAACAGATAAAACAGAAACTGACGCGGTAACAGAAGACGCCGTTAAAGCAACAGAAGAAGCCACTGAAACCCCCGCAGAAACCAAGACAGAAAATATAGAACCTAAAACCGTATCTGCGCCAGCGCCACAAATCGACCCCGAAACCCAAACAGTAAAAGCCACAGTTAAATGCGGAACCCTCAAAACCAAACAAGGCACCTATCAACGCGGTGACACCATCGAAGTTACCAGAGGATTCTTAAAACATTTAGGCGATGCGGCAGAAACCATAATCTAACTTTTCCCTTTTTCTTTATGTTTTATTCATCATTCACGAGTGAACTATTTTGACACAAAACCCCACCCCTAAACTGTTAATAAGTGTGCCAGCTACCCAAACGAAACATTTACCATTCCAACCTAAAGTATTAGAAGCTATAAAGCAGGCGGGGTTAGGGTACAGTTACGTTTTACATGTGGGTGAAGCTAACGAGAAAGGCTGGCAATACGTAGTAGATTCATGGAATTGTCTTGCTGACCGCGTGATTAAAGAAAACTTTGATTACGTTTTGTTTGTAGAATCCGATGTAGTCATACCTGAAAATGCTTTATCACATTTACTCAGTTTAAACGTTGACGTCGCGTTGGCGGTTGTGCCGTGGCATAATTACCCCAACAACCCAGACATGCAAGCAATCTATAAAGACCTTGTTTGTTGCGCTAAATTCACCGAACCCGACGATACACGGGAATACGAAAGCCTACGCTTCAATAGCCTGAAAATGGGTGACGTAAAAGACAGGGTTTTAACTTTCAAGGACGGAGCGATTGAGGGCGGCACAGGCTGCATCCTCATAAAAAAGGAAGTGTTCGAGTCTGGAATACGCTTTATTTGCCGTTTCCAATATGCCAGTTACGACGTTTACTTCTGGCGTGACATCCGGCGTAGAGGTTTCTCGGCGGCTATAGACGGCTACGTAATCTGTGAGCACCTAGATGATGTATCATTTCAGGATGAAAAGGGTAATCCAGTATTTGAGAATTTAGCGGTGACAACAAAATGAGTTATAGTCAAGAAGTATCCCCTATTGTTATAGCAGATGATGATCAAACAGCGTTTTGGACAGGGGTAAATGGAGCAGGAACCGTAACGTTAACGGATGATGTAGATATAAAATATTCGGGAACGAACAGTTTAAAAATAGATTTCGTTAACCCGCAATTAGGCACCACAGGAATATATCACCTTTATCCTAGCAATCAGGATTGGTCGAGTAAAAACAAAATTCGTTTTTGGATGTATGGCGGCAATACAGGAAAAAAGTATCAGCTGGGCATAAGCAATGATACAACCGCAAGTTCAACTATAGGTGTCGGCTGGCACACTGTTATAACAGACGATTTTACGGGTCCAAAAATAATTGAAATAGCCTTCCGCTCCTTCGCCGTGAACAGCGGCGCACCCGTTTTAACTGCGATACGTAGAGTTGTTTTTAAAGCCGTATTAACTGTAGGTTCAAGCACCATATACCTCGACCGTATGCTTGTAGATGTTAGCTGCGACGGCGGAGAAAAATACTATTACTACAAAAAACCATTCACCCCAATCACAGCAGGAAGAGGCGCATAAAAATGGTTGCAGACACGTTTATAACTCAATTAAAAACCATATTTAACGACACATCCATACCCGACGCGTCAGTAGAAGACTTAACGGATGCTGTAGTTGACGAATTAAACCTACATGGGTTAGCCCTAGCGAACATGGCTGGTTCGGCGGGTTCTAAAACCATCACGTTAACCAGCGCAGAGAAAGCTGCGATACGCCGCATATTCCGATGTATATACGCAAGTTGGTACAAAAACGCAGCAGCCACCGCCTCCACAAGTATCGGCAATGTTTCTTTAGCTTCTTCAGATTTAATAAGTCAACCAGAAGTCCAAAAGATGATAACTCAAACTGCTACTTTACTAAAACAAAGAACACAATCGCCGCCTCTTCTTATAATCAATGAATATTCGGATGAATAATGATAGTGTTTGGAGCCGCAGCATAATCTAGATTCTAACTAAACTGACTAATCTAAGAGGTTTCTATTTTGACTAAATTAACCGATAATATCACCTACCAAGAAAACACTAAGAAATACAACAATATTTGGCGCGTAGGTCTCTGGTTGCCTGGATTATGGGAGAAAACCCGTTTACGCGAACAATTCAGGGAGAGAGAAAAATGAAATATACACACTTCAAAGTTTTACTAATTGCCGCAAACTTATCTTCAAATATTTGCTTACTCTACCTTTTATTATCCATAGAAATATATGGGTCTATTCGCCTTTTTGAAGCTTCACAACTATTAATAGGTTTAGAATGCGCCGTATGTACTGGTATTATAACAGCTACTTCTATTTGGTTAATTAAAATTTTATGGAGGACAATATTTTGAGTTTTCCAAGAGCATATCCACCTTCAGATGGAACCCCACTCGATGAAAGAGACTATGAAGCATTACGCCAAAGATATAGTGGCATCACATTAAACGGTGTTAGAAGTTATCCCTTCACCTATTTAATACGAAATAGCGGGGGTAGGTATGAAGCAATTAATAGCGCTCACGATTTAGTTTATGGCGGTGCAGACGATGCAGGAGGCATTATAGGTACTAGTTTATCAGCAGTTATGAACGCTTGTTTAGCAGAGGGGTCAGTTAGCATCTATTTAGCGCCTGGCTCCTACACATTAGATGCAGCGATCACTTTAGATCAATTTCAATATATCTATGGTGCAGGAAGCTATAAACAAACAATAGTAACGATTGCCTCTGATATTGATGGCTTCATATTTAGTCATGCGTACTGTGGTATAGAAAAATTGGGTATAGTCGTTACAGCAATAGGATATACTCATGCAGCCATAAAATTTGAGGATTCAATCCATATGTGCCACTGGAATACTCTTCGCGATTGCTTCATAGAAAGTACCGACTATAACGGCGATGGTATTCTTTTAATATCAACAGTTAACGGCGTAACCCTGAATAAACTTGATAATAACATTGTTTGGAAATTCGGAACATGCTTACGGCTTAATCAAGGCGCAGGCGGCACAACAGGCTGGATAAACAGTAACAACTTCTATTTTCAGCAACTCTATAACGCACCCTATGGTTTACTTATGGAACGGTTAAGCACAGGTAACCCACAATGCAACATTTTTGACCATTTAACCTATCAAACCGGCGCTGTTGCTGTTACATCTGCTGTTACATTGGATGGATATGATAATAGTTTAATTAATAGCCAAATTTGGGATGTACCAGACGCTGAGACAGGGTTAACAATTAATACAAACGCAGTCTACAACGTTGTAGAAAATACCTATTTTCAGGGTTTACTCGCCGACAACGGTTCCTCTACGCAGTATCATCGAGTAAAACATAGAAGCGCTGCGGGTGTAACAACTCTAAGCGAATATGGTTCTATGATAACTAAAACAAGCGGAGACTACATAACGCATAAACTATTTGATACCCCCAAACATATCCTATTCGGTCCCGCACGCGCCAATAGTAGACCAATAACAGTTAACTATATCAACGGAACACTTGATGCTACCCAATTTCAAATCAAAATATATTATTGTGATGATGGTTCAGAAGTAGCGGGGGCAGTGGATTTCTCGTATTTCGCGTCAATTAACTGGTAAAAAATAGGAGTAAAAAAATGACTAGTTTTAATATTATTCGTAGCGCACGCGCTAGTGATAGCACATTCGCTACCTCTACCATTAAGGGAAGTGTACAGACTGGCGGCGGTAACGTTGCAGGTGTGCCAGGGACTTGGGCGAAATATGCTCATAGTCTTTTCACCTCCGCAGTTATAGTGGAAGGCGATAGGATAACAGACGCATTCACAAACCTATACGATGTACACCACTGCACCCCCTATGTTGAGGGTGATAACTTTGAACACTATATCTGCGAATTAATCAAGATTTCAACGTTTACTCTCCAGACGTTAACTTTGGGGGCAACGGCTGATACAGTTACAGGTCATTACCCCGCAACTTACGCGAACAGCACTATCTATGGTGTCCTCTCACCACGAGGCGCAGCCCAAATTAATACAGGCGTCGGCTACTACGGAAAATACGATTACGTTTTCGTCACAGCCTCCACCGTTCTTGAAGGCGACAGAATCACAGATGCTGGCAGCGTAACCTACG